TTGGAATCAATCCATTGAGTAATCAGTGGGATAAATTGGCTAAATCTCTCTCCTTGACAGGAAGGTTGGTTTTCGATGGAGATTATGCAGCATTTGATAAAAATATGCATCCTGTTTTCCAAAGAAAACTTAATGATTGGTTAAAAGGACGTGTTGATTTTTCTTGTAAGAAATTCAATGCAGTCTTTGGTACCGATTATTGGAATGAAGGTCAAATTAGAAAGATTTTTGATCAATTATTGGAGTGTATTATTAGTACACCCATCCTAAGTAAGAATAAGGCTTTTATCACCACTCATAACTTACCTACTGGTATAACATTGACTGCTCTACTTAATTCATTGATTAATTCTATGTATTCTGCATATGTTTATAGACTAACATGTCCAGGTACTCTTGCCACTATTGAATCATATCTCAAAAACATTAGCAATAATTATTATGGGGATGACATTGTTGGCTCAGTCACTACTAAAGTTAGAGATTTTTATAATCCTATGAATTTCTCAAAAATTATGCGTGACATAGGATTGGATTTCACTCCCGCTTCAAAGGGAGCATGGACTACAGAAAATCAATTTCGTCCTTTAGATCAAGTTACTTTTCTAAAACGAACTTTTTATTATCATCCCAAAATCAAGAGTATTGTAGCTCCTTTATCAATTGCTTCAATGGAAGGCACATTAAATTATGTCTCCGATGAAACTCGATCTGTGGAAATGATTCTAGATAAACTTTACAACTATCAACGTGAAGCATTTCTACATTCAAGTGATTATTATGCTCATGGTATGAAAAGAGTTATGGATAAATGTGATGAAGTTGGTTTAAGATTTTCTCCTATGTCTGAAGAACACTTAGTTAAAGTGTACACTACAGGAAAATATGGAGATGGTCTTATCTTATCTTAAAACATTTTATATGTTTCTTTTCTTATTTTTATTTCACTATATTATTTTTCCATTATTTATTTAATCTTACATATATTAATTAGCACCGTCGGTAGACGTTAAAATACAACCAAATCAACTATGATCAACAACCAAACCAACAACTCGCGATCACAAGACACCACCACTACCACCAACACAGGATCTAACGCTCTATCCGTAGATTTTGAACAAAGACAATCCAAAGGCATTCAACTTTCACAACGCCCAACAACATCGAGCTCAGTGAAATACATGGGAAATGCCATCCATAAGGTCTCAGATGAAACAATCCTAGAAGATCCATGGACCATTGATGACATTATGAACCGTCTCAAATTCGTAGACACGATTCCTGTTCCGTCAATTTCCGCATCCCATACAGTGCTAGCTAAGCTCAGAGTTCCACATGATCTTATCTCTAACAACGACACTACAGCGTCACAGTTTCAGAATTTTCTTGTGTGGAATGGCAAAGTACATCTTAACTTTCAGATGACAGCTTCACCCACTGTACAGGGTTGCGTAGCAGCTGTTTTTATCCCTCTTTCTTCAGAGAGGGTTATTGACGCTCAATTAGTACCTAATTTTTCTGCTCTTTTGATCAATCAAGCAGTTTATTTGTTTCCCAACACAAACACATC